ACATCATATTGCAAACATTGTTACGCGGCGGTAAGATATGGGTAGGCCAAGAAAGTCAGTAAGGGCTGCATCGTTTTCTGTAGATGCGAAAATGTATAAGCTGCTTACAGAATTGTCAGAAAAAGAAAAGAAACCCATGTCACATTTTGTAAATATGGCATTATATGATTACAAACCAATACGCGAGTTAGACATATATAGGGATTGGTGGAAGTGTGACCAGCGTGATTGTGCAGTATTAAACCCCCCTGCTAATGAAAATTGCAAAGAATGTGGACAAAGGTCGCTACAATCTATAATACAAGAGCATAATGACCGAATGCTGAAGTATAAATAGGTAAACGGCAGTGTCTGAAGCGGGGTGCCCGTAGGCAACACCCCCACAGGAATCAAATATGGCAGTAAGACGAGGCAGAAAGAGATCACCACGCAGAAAACGGTCGTTCTCTATTAACTTATTAGAAACAGGAGCAGGTCTAGCATTTTTAGACGCAGCTAACGCAGGAAAAGCAGCACAAGAAATGATAGGCGGAGATTTAAAAGGCGGTTTGGGAACTTTATCAAGCGCTTTTAAAGCGAACAAAAACGAAATGATTAAGATTGGAGCTGGAACAATAGCAGCTAAATTGGTCTTAGGAAGTCTCGGTGGTTCAAAAGTATTAGGAGCAATAGGTCCGCTCAAATTGAGGGCCTAAGGAAAAACAATGGCAATAGTAGTAAGTAGATCAGAATCAGGAATGAGCTTGACAACATCTTTTCAGGCACTAGACAATCTAGGAGGAGCTTCTGTTTCTTCTAGTTTTACAGTCCCACAAGGTGTTAGCGCAATAAAAGCAATATCAATTAGCATGTCTAATGATGCAAATGAAGAAACCATCGGATTATGTAAGGTTTCAGGAAATGCAATGCGTGATGGAGATGCAGTTTTTACGGCATCAGCTATGGTTGTAGGAGCTACCGCAACAGGTACCAGCTCAAACAACATCCAATACGATACCGACCTAGGTGTTGTTAGCGGAAACAGTGTAGAATTGTCCTTAGCAGGAACTCAAGCAGCTACAGTAGACGCAGCAGTAACCGTAACTTTCGCTTAGGAGTCTTTATGGCTCTAATAGGCGGCGGCGGCGCTGGTAATGTGGCGGGGGGAGCAAATCCTAGTGGCACTGGAACCAGTCTAAACTATCTTGGAGATCACTGTTATGCATATTCTGGAGATGTAACAGTTCCAGCAGGCACAAGCGCAGATACTACAATGTTGGATTTTACAACAGGCTCAGAATACATAGTAGGCACTTTTTCTTTTACTGGGCAGAATACAGGCAGTAATGACGAGTTTCTAAGTATATCAATGAATAGTGAATCTGTGTTTAGAGGGCGTTATCCATCAGGTTCGCAACGTATAAACGAGCAGCCAACTGATTTAGTTATACCGCCATTTACTAAAGTCACATGTAAATTAGGGGTTGAATCATCTGACCAATCTATGACATTTGTATTAACAGGGAGAGTATACCAATAATGCCTAAAAAGAAACTAACTAAAGCACAAGTAAAACGTAAGCTAAAACAATCATCAACAATAATGTATGATCTCTTTTTAGATAAGTTAGGACAATTAAAGAGCGATGTGCCTATGTCACAAGCTAAAATATTAGACATACACAGGCAGATTACTAACGCTGAAAAGCGTATGTAGTGTTAAATGAGCACTAAGATCTACAATGTCGAATTCCCAGACTGGCTTAATGACTCAAGAACAGTGGAACAGTTACTTGTTAGATTGGTGTTGGTCTATCTCACAGCAAGAGAAACAGGTGTCATGTAATGCCCTTCGCACTAATACCCGATGGATTCTCACTAAAGAAAGTAACAAAGTTACAACTAAAAGCTGTAAACGATAAACGACGACATGACAACGTTGTTACAGTTCTTAACAACCCTGAAATAGTAAAACAGATCATAATTACAGGTGTTGCATTTTTAGCCGCTAGAGAAGGTAAACAAGCATTAGATGAGTTAAAAGATTTAGGCGTTAACATTAGTCAAGATGTAGAAGATGCATTTACTAAAAAGAGAGATGTTGGCGCGCCTGTTGGAGTAAGTCTTGAAGATATTGTAGATGAAGCGTTGAAGAGGATCCCTTTCTTATGAGCGGATTACTTGTATTATTGAAGCTTATCGTTGACTCGGGGGCGGTCTCACCAAAAGCCCCCACAAAAGTTAAAGTCTTTGGACGCAAACGTAAACCTACTGGTAGAATTGCCACAGGTGACACACCTGCGTTTGGTGAATTAGGCCTTAAAAAATTCTTTTAATCTAGATTGTAACTAATCCATTATGGATATAGAGCCTACAGTATTGTTAGCATATGCGATAATTTGGACAGTGTTTTATTTTTTCTTGTCTAATTATATCGCGGAATTAAGTCGTAAGAAGTGGACCGCATGGGTCCAGTCCGACGATAGCGATGACGTTTTGATGGATGCACTAAGCGTTATAGTAGATGAGATTGAAGATCGCATGCATGATAAACTTGAGACCTTTCAATCATCTTTTTTTGGTTCTTTGGGAGCAGCAAGCAAGAAGCTAGATGACGCTACAGGCGCTTCAACAATTAAAGCGGTAACCAAAGATAACCCAATAATGGGATTAGTAGCCGAATACATGCTAAAAAGGGGTAATTTAGGGGGTTTAATGGGCCAAAATAGCCAAAACACCCCCATTAACAAGCCTAAAACTGGGGATAAACTAGGGTTGAAGTAGGTAATAGTTTAATATTTTACCTATAATATATATATGTTAGGTTATTCTTTTTATATTATTATACTTGTGTTATTACTTTCTTTGAGGGAGAGTATAATATTATATACTAGTATGTTATGTAAAGTTTGGTGAGACATTGAACTTTGGACTAGACAAACAAATGGAAAGAGTAGTAGAAGTATTAGCACTGTCAGCATTAGTGGCGAACAATAGCATGAGAAACGAATCATTACAAAAACTAAGAGAGATCGCTTTTCCTCTGGAGATTGATTTAGAATGATTTGTTATAGATGCCAGGGTAAGATCCACAGTGGTAAAATAGAAAAGATAATTGAAAAAGGTGTTACTACATCATATTGCAAACATTGTTACGCGGCGGTAAGATATGGGTAGGCCAAGAAAGTCAGTAAGGGCTGCATCGTTTTCTGTAGATGCGAAAATGTATAAGCTGCTTACAGAATTGTCAGAAAA